GTCTTGAATTGCGTGGACGTATCCATTTTGAGCAAGTCGTCTAATTCAAACTCGGTGCCGTAACCGGCGTCCGTCAAGGCCAAGCCCTCATCAAGCAATGCCTCTATTGCTTCCATGAGCGTTTGCAGGCATTGCGAATAATATTGTTGGTTAAGCGCCTCAATGTTGTTGTAGCTAGGCGCTGGCCCGACGCCCACCATGTAGGGCGGAACGTGAAACGCGCTGCACACCGTTTCGCTTGTCCATTTCAATTGATTAATCAAGTCAGCATCAACGGCGTTGACCGTCATGCCTTCATATTTTAGCCCGTCGCCAAGCACCGCAATCTTGCCAGCATTGACGCCCGTATAATTTTGCTCCCAATGATCTTTCAAACGCTTGGCGGTTTCGTCGGAAATAACGCCAGGCGCCGTCAGAATGCCGCCCGGTCTTGAACCGTTTTCAAAAAACCGCGTGGAATTGTTTTGGATATTGATGCCCTGCACCGCCGCCAAGCCGCACGCCGTAATTGGCGACACGCCGCACAACGGATGATAAAGCGGCACCATCACATCATGGATGATTTCACTTTGCGGAATGAGCAAGGTGCCGTTTGTGACCTCGGTGCGGTCAATGCCCGCCACCGCTTCAATGCCCGCAAGCCTGTTGCTGCTAACCTGATAATAAATCGCACCGTCCGGTGCGATTAGTGGCCGCGTCAATTGCGGGTCTAACACATACATGCGGACAACCACGTTGCGGTTGTCGCGCTCTTTCAAAACATAGGTGTTGCCGTGGACAAGCTTTGAGGTGGTCCATTGCTCAATAAATTTTTGCCGGGTTTGGTAGCGGTTGGGCTTTCGCAACACGGGCGAATAGGCCGGAACGTCCACCTCATTCCAAATCCCGTCATCATCCTCTTGCACAAGACAAAGCCCGACCTTGCCCATGTCGGATGCAATCAAGGTAACGCATGAATAAACCGTGGAAAACGTCAGCACGTTGTCCAAACGCACCTCAATGTTGCGTTGCCATGCGCCGGGGAAGCTTTCACGAATGACGTTAAACCACCCGTCAAACCAACCCGTGTTGGGCGCGGGCGGCAATAGCTGTTGCGATGATGTTGCCTTGGTCACGGTTACGTCAAAACCAAACAAGCGCACGCGCTAACCCTCCGCCCGCATGTCGCGCCGTTGGTATTTGCGCTTTGGTTTTGGTGCCGGTATCGGATTGGCACCGCCGCTTGCTGTGCCAGTGCCACCCACAACATGAGGCATGGGCGTGTTGGGTGGTGGCGGCGGCGCCGGGGGGTCATCCGATACCGGCGCAAGTTTGGCGTGCCCGATGCACACCAAAAGATTAGCGTCTGTGTCGGTCGCCTCAAACGTTTCACCGGTTTGGCGCGTGCCGTTATAGTAGGTTTCACGCAACGCAATTAAGCGTTTCATGGGCGCACCACGCCGAAAAACGGCAAGCCGAAAATCAGCGCAACGAATTGATACAGCACGATAAGCGCAACGATGATGACGTAAACCTTTTGCACCTTGTCGGGCACTTGTGCGCCAAGCCAACCGACAACCCACACGATGATAAGACCGACCAAAATTAGGACGGCGGCATTGATGCCGATATTCAGAACGCCTAGCAAAAGCCGTTCCATGATTTCCTCCTATGTCGTTTGAAACGGGACCGCGCGTGAGGTGTATTCATTCGCGGCCCCGCCCCAAATTCGACTAGCCGGGGAACACTCCGCAACGTTGCGAGAGTACGGCTAGCCGGAATATTTTGCGTTTTGGATAAACGCAACCGCGGTGGCCCGGCGCTTGAGCCAATTAATCCACCGTTCGGCGCGCAGCGCCGTCATGTTGTTTTGCCACAACGATTGCATGACGGTTGACGCGGTGGCCGGATTGTCCGGCGCACTATCCATTTGAATTGATGCTTGGTTGGAAGCATCAATGACCGTTTGTCCGTCATCTGCCAGCATGATTTCAGGCGCGATGGCAAAAATGATCGGGTAGCCGTCCGCGGGTGAACCACCCGTAGCCGGTAGGTTTTCACTCGCTACCACCGGGTAGCCCATGAGCGTGCCGCCCGCTTGGCTGATGGTCGGATAGGTTGATTGCCCAAGCGGATTTTGCATCAACGAAAACGCCATTGCTTGCTGTTGGGTCATAATCCAGACCCCGCCAGCCGTTGACAGGTTGGCGGACAGGAAGCCGTTAAACATCGCCTTGGCGTCGGCCTTGAAGGCGTCCGCCGTGGTGCCACTCGCGGTGGTTGGCGTTACACCGTTGGTGATTGATGCGGGCGAAACGTTGCTAACCGCGGCAACCGCCGGGTCAACAAACTGCCGGTCTAGGAATTGCGCCATAGCCGCAATCAGATCGGCCCGCACCACGCTTTCCGCCGCCGGGCTTGAGAAACGCACCAATTCGTCGGTTAGTACGACGATGCCCGCAGCCTTTGCCCACCGCAACGTCACGGTGTCAAACGCCATTGCGGAAACGGGCTTGGCAACACCTTCCCCGACCCACCCAACGGTTGTGCCTGCCGTTGTGCGCGGCATTTGGATATTGAACGGCACCCGCCGCAAGTTGGTAATGCGTCCAATGATTGTTGCCGGACGCAACAACTCGATAAACTCACTTTCCATGATTTGATAGGCGACAAGCGGCGCCGCCCATGTTGTGCCGGTGGTAGTGCCAGCGGCAACCGCCGCTTTCATCAACGCCGGAATGTCATGCTCAAGCACCATTGCCACGTCCGGCGTTTGGTCCATCCAACCCGGCGCATTTTTTGCAAAGTGCATACTCTCAAAGCGGTTGTTCTTACCAACCGCCAGTGCTTGCACATAGCGCGTGAATGCCGTGCCCTTTTCCAGTTTTGGCGGCAGCACAATGGCACGCGGGCCGGAATTTCCGGCAACGGCGCGCCCGGTGTCGGGCTTGTTTTCCTCGCCCGCGGCTTTGGCTTTCGCCTTGTTGGATTTTTCGAGCGCGTTAAGGCGGGTCAAGTGTTCATCAATTTTTTTAACCTCGCCTTCGAGCGTATCGTATTCCTCGCTTTCGGCTTCATCCAAGGTTGCCCCGGCTTCCGCCGCCTTTTGCATCAATTCGTCCATGCGGGCGGCTTTCGCGGCGCGCGTGGCCTCAAATGCCGAAATTTGTTCGGCAATCGTAATCACCTTTGGCATTTTCTTTGCCTTCCGTTTGGTTGGTTCCGTGACGCCGGAAGGTTTTGGCCTGTCATCGTCCGTTGCTTGGTGGCCTGTCGCGGCCAGCAACGGACGGTCTAGGGTTTTGATTTGGGTAATGGTGGCTTCGCTGTTGGCGGGAATTGTCACAAGCGACAACTCAATCACCTCGGTTTCGGTGAAATGAATGCCGTCGCTTTTCTCGATAAACGCCCATTCAAGCGCCTTGAAACCGATGGACACACCGCGCACCAAGCCAAGCTTGACGCTTTGCCACGCTTCCTCGATGCGGTCGCGCAAGGCACCGGCTTCCTCTAAGCGCGGCAATTTGGCTTCAAATTCTATGCCGTCATCGGTGGCCTTGCTGAATGTTGCCCACCCAACCGGCTTGTCATGTTTGTGCTGCCACAACAGCGGCATGGGGTTTTCAAACTGCACCCCTTTCGGTTCGATCACGTCGCCCAAGCGGTCGGGGGTCGGCGTAGTCGCCACGCCGCGCAAAATCCGCTGGTCATCGTCCACGCGCTTGACGTGCAAAAGGCTATAGGCGCGGTTCATGGCGCGGCCCTTTCGTGCTAGGTTGTGTTGGATTAGGAGCGATTAAAAATGCTGCATGACCCGCAATGGCAAGTCAGGCACCAAGCAAAACAGGTGTTGCTTGATGCCGCGCGCTACATTGAAACGCACGGTTGGTGTCAGGGCGCGTTACAGCACAAAGGCCGCGTTTGCATCTTTGGCGCCATTAACGCGGCTGGCGGACATAGCGACATGGCGGCAAGTCGCACCGTGGTTGAAATGTTGCGACGGGCAACGCACACCCCGGCATGGTCAAACATAGCGGCATGGAATGACACGCCGGGACGCACCAAGGCACAAGTCATCGCGGCGCTAAAGCGCGCGGCTACCACCAAAATATAATTGCCGCCACGAAAAAAATCCCAAGCGTGATAATCGCGCATGAGCAAATGAACGCAATTTTTTCGTGCGTGGTTTTCAAGTGCCAGCGGTCGCGCCAATGCGTCATAGCTTATTTCGCTGGCGGGACTTCCTCGGCCACCGTACCAACTTGCTTTAAATAAAAAATCTCAACCCATTCGTTTTCCAACATGCGTTGGACAACCTGCGCGCTGACCAATTCCCAACCTTGTGCGCCCAATTGATCTAACCACGGCGCCACGTCCGTATAGGGTTGCCCCGGCTTGAGCGTGCGCGTCACGGATTTAAATTTGTATGGTTGACCC